TTCAGGAAGAGATATTTTTTTCATTACATTCCTGGCATCGACAAATTGCACATTCGCACATACAACTCATTCCTTGATGACAGATACAGCCACAGCTTTCGCATTTGCTCATTACTTCTTTTTCTTTTTCATTTTTTTGCCAGTTTTTTTGGCATACTTTTCTGCTTCTTTTTTACCCTTTGCTGTATAAGGGAATTTTTTTCCATTTACGTTAGGCATTTCCTATCCTTTCTTCATCTCTTTAGAGATAAACATATTTTTAACTAGACTAACTTTTTTGCCAAATTTTTTATCAGCTTTATCTTTCGCTGATTTGTATTTTTTTGATTTCTTATCAAAAGGTTTTGGCTTACCTAGGTCTTTAGGTCTTTTCTTCTCCCAAACTTGTTTTTTCATTAACAGTTCCACATCTTTCTCGACCAATAATTAGCTGATAGTCGGTTATTCGTGCCTTTAATACCACCTGACCTGGCACAATAAGATTTTTTACGATCAGGATTATTCTTTTTGATAGACATTCCTTTTGCACCAAAGTTAACTTTCTTTACTCTTCCGGTGCTAGGGTCTTTGACGAATACTTTAAATTTTTTGACATCACCAGCCATGGGTTTGTTGAGGGTGACTTTTCTACCTTTATATTCTGCCATTACTTTTTACCCATGAATTTTGTTAGTGAACGTAATCCAAAGCTACTTGCGATAGCTCCATACATGGCAAATTGGAACCAGGATGGGGTTGCTGATAAGGCATTAAACCCTCTTTCGACATAAGGTTGAAATGGTGGAATAAAACATCCAGCAATAATCATGATAAATAAAATTGTCCAGGCTTCGTCTTTCCAACTATCTCCACTTTGTTCGATTGCTTTCAAGTCAAAATCAATTTCACCAGCTATTTGTTTTTCCATTAACTTAGTCTTTGCTTTAATCTCGGTAAGTTTGTTTTCAGCTTTTGCTTTTTTTGTTTCGACTACACCTTTAACAACATCACCGGCTACACCTAATAATGGTTTCACTAACATTCCCCACATTATATATCCCTCATTCTTTCTGCTAGTTCTTCACATCTATTTTTTGTTTGTTTTCTCCATCGACTGTCAAGCATTTGATAATGAGCTTCAACAAAGTCTGACTCCTGGAGAGCTTTAATCATCATCTTAAAATTTTGAACACCTTTATATCCAAGTTGATAAATCATCTCACATAAAATAGACATCATCTCTTCATTATCTGGTAAGTTATAAGTTTCACATAAAACCTCAGTTGAATCCCAGGCTTTATCAAAATCTTTATCAAAAATAGCTAACCAACCCTCTTCAGTTGTAGGAACTTCTTCACCTTCTAAAATTTTGTGACCCCATCCACCAGTCTGCCAGGACTCTGTCACTCCGTTATAAGTTAGGTTGTATGGCTCTAATTTATAACCTTCATTTTTTTTTATTGATTGTTTTGTTTTTTCTTTGATGTCCATTATTCACTTGCTATTTCTCCAGCTATACCCAGGTAGCCACAAGCATCCACATAATCATCAGGATTTACTTTGCCTATCTTGGTTCTAGCTATCTTTAATAGAGCCATCATGATTGCTACATCATGAGCAGTAAACTCCACGCCTTTGTAGGCTGACCAGAGCTTGGCAATATTAATATGGTTCGTAGTCATGTCGCCATGTTGATCGTTACGATCATTATTGACGAGCTGTGATGCTATATTGAGGATGTCACTGTTCTTCATAGTTGGCCTGTCCACCTTCCTTTATTATCTAAAGGCATTGAATGGATACAGGGTTGGCAGTATCCGACATAACCAATACTAGCAATCGATATGATGGGCCTCTTAATAAAGTTTTTCGAGTACCTAAAATTCTCCGCCTTTGGGTTAATACTTGATCCAATACACATGGCAAAATTAAGTGCTGTTGGTGAAGACCAATAGGTTATTTCACTCTTCGTATGTTGATGCCCGGTTACAAGCGAACATCCAAGCTCTTTGGAGCTTTGAATTACACTAGACTTAAAATGATGTGTAAAGAAAACATTGTTTCCGTTTTTTAGCTTAACAATTAACTTGTCATGCCATTTCCATTTAGCTTTTATCTCAAACATTTTATTGAGATCTTTTAAAAAGCTTCTGGGGATACCAAAACTTTCTGCTTTACGAATAACCCGGATATCGTGGTTGCCATACAGAATATCCATCTTAGGAAAAAGATTTTCTAGTTTTTTAATTTCAATTTTAGCTTTTTCAACTTCTGTGGTGGGGTTATCTGTTTCACCAGAAATGGAATGAAAAGAGACACTAGAGAAATCTACGAGATCTCCAATATGAATGACTCTATTCCAGGTGGTTAAGCTCTTAATGGCCTTAATCCATTTCCAGTAGTCAGGGTGTTGAGCTGGAAAGTGAGTATCACTTAATAATAATATTTTCACCTTATTGTGATGTTATTGATTTTTGAATTTTGTCGAAAAAGTTTTATGTACCTTACTCTCTCGCAAGGTTACAAAGGGTTAGTTAAAATAGAATGTCTTTAATAACAATAACTAGCTGAGTAAACAAAAGGAAACCCACTGACCATAGAACACGCTTAATAGATGCAATATCTGCTTCTATATGTTTAAGATGATTGGTTTCAATGATACGAATGCGTTCTGATATCACTGCTACTTGTTTATCCAAATTGTTTATTTTTTCAGCTTGTGTTGTCACTAGCTACTCCCCGTTTTAGTTTTTGATTATTTCTTTCTTGTTGTTCTAATGCTTTAGCTAATTCTCGTTCTTTACGATGATCTGCTTTCAGCTTGTTAAAGGCAACTACCTCATCGACTGTAATGTTAATGAGTTTTTGATTAGACACTAATAACCGGTCATAAGCATTGCCTAGTTGCTCAGTTAAGAACTTAATAGTGATATCTTTTTCTTTTATATCTTCTCTGAGTTCTCTGTTTTCTTTCCTGAGTTCTCTTCTTTCGTTTTTAGTCTTATCTAGTTGGTCTTGTAGTTCTTTGTTTGTACTCATAGTAAATTATGAACATAAAATTAATTCGTAGTCTAATTGAACCCTTCAAAGGTTATATTAGGTTACAAATAAAGTAGAAATATTACTGCTTTGATTTAGCTATGCTTTTTATAAATTCTTTTCCTTGGATGACTTCAATCTCTGCTTCCACTTCTCCACAAACTATCTGAGCAGTTTGCATATTGCGTTCCATTATTCTTTTAGATTTTAAACACTCACTTAAAGATGGCTGGAGGGTATGTTCTATTAAAACACCCCCTGAGAATAAACATAACGCCATCACTACTTTAATCATTTAATGTCCATTCCCATTAGAAAATTGTATATCTCTTGTAGCATCTTTTAGTTTTTCTACATCTTTTTGAAGTTTTTCTAATTGGCTTTCCATGTGTTCAAGCATTACTTGAGTATGTAAATTCTCATCTAAAATAGATTGATGTTTTTCTACTTGTTCTGCTAAGAACTCTAGTAACATGAATTGTTCGTCATCGGCTGGAAGGTTGCCCATTAAACCTCTCGGCCATTTAATTCTAAATTCAGTGTTTAGCTCTAGGTCTTTTTCCATTAACTCTAGCCTGGTGCTATGTTGATTGAGCGTTTCCATGATGCCAAAATAGGCATAAACTCCGACAGCTACCCCAACTATAATCGATAGCATATTTCGAATAGGCATCGAAATCGAGGTATCGTCAGACAATTTCATGAAAGTTATTTATAATTAGGGTTTAGGATATGTTGTTTTGACTTCTGCTATCTTATCTTTCCAAGTTGTTGTGCCATTGACACTATCCCAGTATTGCATATCTAACTGGTCTTGTAAGGAAGGATAAGCACTGGCTCTATCTCTTTGATACTGATTGTTGTCATACTCAGTTTGAAGTAAGGCTTTCTCAGCACTCACTTCTGACCATGTATAAGGTTTCGTATCAGAAAAGATAGCAGTACCATTAGCATCTGCACCTGAAACATAATCAACACCACTGTTGTATTCTGCTTCATTGGTTGGCTCACCTCTGACAACAAACTCATGGCTATTGCCACCCTTTTTGTTGAGAGATTGTATTGCTGTTGCTATGTCTGTCATTGTTTCTTTATGCTCCTATTTCCATAACTATTATTTCACTACTTCCAGCTTCATAAATAGAACTATTTGTAGAAGAAACAACTCTATTAACATTAAGAGTACAGCTTTGTCCATTTATGTATCCTATTTTGTAAGTAATTTGTGATGTGCTAGAAGGACTATCAATAGTAAATCCGTTGAATGTTTCAGGGGTACTATTTGCATCTTGTGCTGTATAGTTAGTTGATAAACTTACCATCATGTCATTTCTACTACCAACAGATGCTGAATCATGTGTTCTAATTTTTGTACTATCTCTAAAGAAAAATATTCCTGAGTTCTGTTGGTCTGTTGTACTAGGTTCACAAAACAATCTACCTAATATCATTATTTTAGATGATGCACTTGAAGGTGTTATATCAACAGTAAGATTGTTTAATGCTGTAGCTGTATTTCCTGTAATAGATTGAGTAAAATGTGTATCAATAAAAGTTGATTGTACTTGCAATATCTTACCACCAACACCACTA